GATTTTTTCGCGTTGGTCTCGAGCTTCGCGATCCTGTCCGCGTACGATTTCTCCATACGCTCGGTCTGATTCTGCATGAGCTCCTCCAACCGACCCTCGGATTTGAGCTTTTCGTCCTCATACGACTCGATTTGTTTTTTCAGAGCGATGTTGTTTTCGCGGAATTCGGAGATTTTCGTCTTATAATCGGCGTCATCCAGTCCCGAAAAAACATACCCGTCATCAGTTTTGTCATAGAGGTCATGCAGCGCGGCATCGACCTCCCCGAGGTCCGCTAAAAATTTTTTCAGCTTCATTATTTTCTCCCGTATTTCTTTTGCAGTTCTTTCACCGTCAGCGGCCTGCCCTTCTGATCGACCAGATCCCGGAAAGTCAATTTGCCGTTTTTCCAAAGCTCATATTTTTTTGGGCCGAGCACCTCGACCTGAAACTCCTTCGGCTTGGTTTTGAGCCATTGCTCATAATTAAGATCCGCGGCCACCTGTCCGTCCATAGACGACTGGGTGCGTTTGGAGGCACTTTTTTTCAGACCGGCCAGCTTCCGAGGCGACAGCCTGCCGCCGAGCTCTCTGATCGAGCACAACAGCGGGATCAGCGTCGACCGGCACCGCCAGTGCCACGGCGGAGGTCCCGGAAAATCTTCTTTGGTTTTCCCCAGGGGCTTGCCGTCCAGCGTCCAGGCGTTTCCGGATCTGCTCATGCAAATCTGGGTCGTCCTGTTGTCCAGAGTGGCGAGCGCCTGTACCCCCTTGATCACATCGGCGTTGTCTTGGTACATGTCATGGCGCACTTTTTGCGACACCGCGTGCACGGATGTCAGAACCACTGACCTGGCGTCTCTTATACGCGGGCCCAAAATCCCCTTCTCAAAGTAGTGCCATCTTTGCCCCTTGATTCGCTTGCCGTCCTTGTATCCGAGCCGCTCCAAAATTTGCTCTGTAGCCTCACCCAGTGCCATGCCCATGCGAACCTCGTCGGCGAACCGCTGCGCGAGGCTGTCGCTTTGTCTCGACCACCACTCGGAGCTCGGCGCGCCATCGATCAGGGTGCCGTCAACCAGACGTTTCAGGCGATTTTTGTTCAGCCCCGCTTTGATCAGATCATAACCGACCGCGACATTTATTTTTTCGGCCGCCGAGACTTCGATCTCGGCCAGCTCCCGTAATTCACGGCCGACATGCCTGCCGATATCGGTATACGTTTTGTTTATCGTTTTTTTGACCGTCTTCAAAAGCTCGGTCAACCGTTTTGCCCTGTAGCGTTCCATCTCCGGCCCGGCCGGATCGATTTTTTTCAGCGCCTCCTCGAGATCTTGCGCAAGCTGCGTTAAAAATCCTCGGATATCGTTGACGGCGCTCTCGGAAAACCGCTGCAAGTCAATCGCGTACTCTACGAACTCATCGGCCAGCTTGTCCGAGATATTAGCCATACATCACGCATGCCGGGGCGATAAAAATATGTATCAAATATGCTACACCACGGGCGCCTGGACGTCAATCATGTCCTGCTCGGTCTGCGCGTCGCGGCCGAACGGGATCAGCCCCGCTTTTTTCAGGTTATAGAAAAATGTGTCGTACGAGATCAGCCCGGACTGAATCGCGCTGATCCACTCCCGTATCAGGGCGGCGTCAGGAGCCAGAGTGATGAAATCGCGGTTGATCTCAACCCCGTACTCATCCGGCGGCTCGCCCGCCCAGTCGGCTGCGAAACGCACCGCCCGGGTCATCCCGTCGCTGACCGAGTCCGCGATATTGGCGAGTATGCTCGCCTCGCCCTGTTTCCTGCTGGCCTGGTTGTCGGCCGACTCGGACGCTTTTTTCGGGGCCTCGAGCAGCCTCGCGCCCAGAACGATCATCATCTCCTGTTTTTCGTGGAGCGCGTTTTCCAGGCTTTTAAGGCCCTGCCCGGTAAACTCCAGGAACCCGGCTTTGGCGTCGCAATTGCTGGTCACCCACGCCACCGGCGACCCCACTTTGAGCTCATCGCGCACACCGAATCCCGCCACCCACGGAGTCGGTATCCCGGTATAGTGACGCCCGTGCTCCAGATCCGCGGAGTTGATGTAATGGGAAATGTTGACATTGACCATCCCGATCAGAGGCGGTCGCTCCGGCCTCGGGCTGCTACCCGACGCGTTGACGAAGTAAAACGGAATTTCCTGCAACGGGCGGCCGCCTTTTTGGGGCGCGAGCGGATAACCCGGCATCATGATGTGCTCATCGCTGTTTTTCTCTTTTTTGCGGTACAGCTCCTGGACATAGACGCCACGGTCATTGAGATACAGCACGCGGTACTGGGTGTGCTCTCTGGTCGCGAAACCCTCGTACTCCTCCACGGTCTCCATGAGCACGAGGAATGACAGGACGGATTTGCCGCCGATTTTGCTAACCCGCCAGTTGAGTATATTCTCCGCGGGATATTCAGCGAGATACGGCCGGCCGGCCTCGTCGGCGTCGACCAGCAGCCCGGCCCGGCCCACGGTGACGATCTCCCGGCAAATTTTTTTCAAAAACACTTTGACCGGCATGAAACCCGGCATGATACTTGCCAAAAACCCGGACTCGTCCGGCATGTGCAGTGTGGGCTCGGTGGAAAACATCATGCCCAAAAGCCCGTGGATCACGCGGCTCGTGCCCTCGAAAAACAGCGCGCGGTGCTTGTACGCCGCGTACCCGCTATCGTCCTGACCGGTAAGCCGCGGCAGGAAATCGGTCCCTGCCGATTTCACCGCTTCGCTGCCCTCGGCCACGACCCGGCATTTGCGCCACAATGGATGGTGCTTGTCATATTCCCGGTGCGTGTTGTCAATTTTTTTTGAATCGTCCAAATCAATCATCAGATACCCACAATCGGCACAACCTTTATGTAATCCTGATGCCACCTGGCCATGTATCCCGTCTCATCGCAAATATGATCCTCGCCCCTGGTGTCGATATCATCCAGGTTGTTGGGGTCGCGCTGCATGGTCGGCACGAGCCGGCGGAACTGCAGACAGTCCTCGGTGACAAAAAGCCCTCGATCCTCCATCGGATTTTTTTTCGCGTTCGCCAGCATCTGCCGCATCTCCTGCCAGGCATGGACCCTGCTGCCGGGCCCTTTTTTTGCCATCACCCACGACACCCCGCGCTTTTCGTGCTTGTCCGCAATGCTCTCTCCGTCCGACACCGTGAAAATCGAGGAATCCGCCGGACCGTCAAGCACCCTATCGACTCCGTATTTTTTTTTGATCATCTTTTCCCGCTCGAAAAGCTGCGAGATGAATTCCGACTCGAGCAATCTCAACCCCGTGTTGGGCGTGCCGTTCCACCCGTACCACTCGCCCAGCCTGATCAGGGTGCCGGGGTGAAAAACTCTGAATCCGCCGCCGGGCATGTCGACCGCGCTTTTTGTCGTCACCGCCCACCACCCGACGCTGAATGGTTTGCTGGACCCCCAGTCGAACGCCCGGTAAACTCTCCAGTCCGACGGTATTTTTAACGGCGGCAGAATATGTTTTTCAGCATCCCAGACATCGTCGAACATACCGCCGGCGACAATGTCCCAGTCGCCCTCCAGCCAGGCTTTCAGCAACCACTCCTGGCCCCCGGCGGACGCGACTAGATTGCCTATGTAGCCGGGGTCTTTTTCGAGTAAAATTTTGTTGTCGAAAACCGTCGACGGGATGTAAACCCGGTCCCAGCTCACCGTTTTCTTCCGGCCGCCGAACGAAAAATCTCGCGTAACCGTGTGCACCTGCTCGGGCTGCGCCGGATCTATATACTGCGTTTTGAGCCAGTTGTGCCCCGGCCCGCCGGGGTTGGCCGTCAGCAAAAACCACAGTTTTATCCCGGCGGTCGATCTCAGGCACGCCCTGAGCTTGTCGATCGGCACGGGAGACGGAAAATGCCCGGCCTCCTCGATGCAGATCCAGCTGTACTCGTGCCCCTGGTAGTGATCGGCGTCCCTGTCCTTGTCGAGCGGGCGAAATTTGAGACTCGCGCCATTCGGAAAAGACATCGTTTTTCGGGTGATGTTCCACGACGCCCTGTTCGGGTCCTGCGGCTGGCAAAATATTTCTTGAGCTTTGGCCATGATGTCTTCGAGCTCCGGATAGGTCCGCCGGAACAAAATCCCCTTAGCGTGCCTGCCGAACTCGGCCTGGTGATGATCATAGTGCCCCAGCACCCCATAAGATTTGCCGCCGCCCCTCGCGCCGCCGAAAAGGATGTCCTGAACGGGGCATTCGAACAGCGCCGACTGTTGGCCGGGCTGGGCGCGAAACCTGATGAACCGATCAGACATGCCGTCATCATCGCACCGCAAAAAAAGCCATCGTTATCAAACTCCGGAATTTTTTGGCGCTTGCTCCGCCGCGCACATCCACCCCCCAGAGCTCCGACATGATGAATTCGAAAACATCACCCTGGTCATACATTATTTTCCCGTCGGGTTTTTTGAAAACCGATTTTTGTCCCGCACTGGACAAAGCGGCTTTAAAGCTTTCCGTGCTGTCATTCGGTTTTGTCACAACCGTCCCGTTTTTTTTGACCGAAACGCTGAAATCCGATCTTGTGACGTCCACCCGCGTGTCATCAACGAGAATCCCCAGAGATTTCAGCTCGCAGTCCTGCAAGAGCACGACCGGCCCCTCGTTTCCATAATGAGTTTTGTCTTTCAGCGTCAGATACAGGTGGCCGTCCCATTTGTTGGTTTTTGCGAGCAGCGTATGGGATCCGCTGATACCGGATTTTTTTTCGAGGTGCGACCAGATAAAAAAATCCCCGTCACCTCCGGTTCTACCGCCGGTACCACCGCCGGTACCGCCTCCGGTACCGCCTCCGGTACCATCTCCGGCTCCACCGCTCCTCGGCGTGTCAAAATGGATGGATATCATATGTCATTTTCCTCATTTTGGAGATCGCGGGTCGAAAACCATGCGATCACAATCAGTTTCTTAAAAAAACCGACCGGCGTTCTCCCTCGCGAATCCTCGCCCCACCTCGGGCGCATCCGGAACTCGAAAATATCGCCCCGGCTGAACGGAATGGGGGAACTCGGTTTTTTAAACGCGTTTTTTCCCCGCCCCAATGTCACGTCAAAAAATTTGGTGTTGTCGTCGGGCTCGAGAACCCCCTGGCCGTCTTTGAGGGCGCCGATGCTAAAATTATAGTCCGATCTGTTTCTCGACCCGACGTTATCCACGATCATCCCCATGCCCGTCAGATCACAGTCCGCTGCAATCACAATTGGACCGCCGGAATATATGCTGTGAGTTTTGCCCCGTAAATTCAGAAAAAAATGCTCATCCCATTTGCTGGGCCCAATCGCAAGTTCCTCGATCTTTCTGATGCCGAATTTTTTTGTGAAATACGCCCAGACCCAAAAATGCTGATTCGGGCGAATGCCATCGCTAGCCAGCATATTAAGAAAAGCCATGATTATTCCCTATTTTTCAGTTTTTTTTCATTACCGCGCACTAGCATTATCTTGTCGACAATCCCGCTGTTGGTAATGGCGCGCTCGCCGAACCAAAACGTTAAAATTATGATATTGACGACTTTGATCAACGCGCCCTGATCCGCGGTGAACAGCGTCGCGCTGCCGGTAAAGTACAGGTAGTCGAGATATCCGACCAGCACCGTAAACACGGGCCTGATCAGCCCGCGAAGCAGCAGCACGATCGGACCCACGATCGGAATCGATTTGTAATCCCTGGCCGATCCCTCGTAGGCGACCACAAAATCACGAAAACTGCTGTCCTCCTTGTGAGCCTGCTCGGCCACGAACTGGACAGCTGCCTGCTCCATCTCGGCGCGCTGGGTCTCGGACATCTTCTCAGGAAAGAACCTGGAGCCCAGAAAGCCGATCACATCGCGGGCAAGGCCCATACCTGCTGTTACGGGATCAAGCGCCATTTTAACCTCCCGGCGGCATCGGCCACGCCGGACCGGGGATTACGGGAAGATGCCTCGTGGTGATGATCGCATATCCCTCCTCGTCCGTGTACCTGGCGGATCTGCGCAACCATAAATCCATTCTGCCAACATAATCGAAAACGCAGTCTGCTATCGTATGCCAGTGCTCCGGGGTGTCACCGTGCCTCTCGGAAAATCCTATGTCGATCTCGACCATGTCGTGCGTCAAAAAACATGGACCGGCGATAACCCTCCTGCCGTCGGGAGTGAGCCTGTGCTTGATTGTTTGCAGGGGTAACGGCGCCATGACTATCCGCCCGTTGTGACCGTGACATATCCCCGATTGCCGCCCACTGGCACCCGGACCCACACGGCCGACTCACCGCCGTAGTCAAATATCTGA